CAGGTGGTGGAGATGTTGTGGAATCCGGTCTCGCGGACGTACTCGACCATCTTCTCGCTGGTCGACTGCGTGCGCAGGATGTCCCGCAGGCGCGTCCGGTGCTTCAGCGGCTCCTGGAAGATGCCGCCGAAACGGGAAGGGTTGATGAGCGCCCCGGCGTTCGAGGACAGGCTGTCGGCCGAGAGCGCTGCGCGGGTCTCCATCTCACCGCCGAAGCGGTTGCGACGGGCCTGGGTCAGAAGACCCTGGACCTCGACGTTGCGGCAGGTACGAGCGCTGGAGCCCGCGGCGCGGAACTCCTTGAAGATGTCGCTCTCGATGAACTGCGAACCCGGATCGCGGAACTGCGCGGGCGAGCCGCCGTGGTTGCGCTGTCGCTCCAGGCGCTCCTTCTCGACCTCCTTGATCTGCTCGGAGATCTCCTCCATGCGCTTCTCGACGCCGGCGATCTTGTCGAGCGTCGCCTTGGAGGCACTGACGTTCTGGTCCTTGGCCTCTTGGGCCAGGGCACGGGTCTCGGCGTCACGCTTGATAACGCTGTCACGAAGCTCCTGAACGAGCCCGGTGAACTCCTGCTTCAACTGATCAAATTCCGCGGCCATTGCTGAGGCCCTCCTAGTTCCAGTCGAGTGTAGCGCTGGCGCGCAGTTCGGATAGGAATTGCTGAATCTGACCGGACGACAACTCGGCCGGCTGCTCTCGGACGACACCGAGAGTCTTGTCGATCATGGCCAGATCACACTGGGTGAACATGCCACGGATCTCATCTACCGTCTGACGGAGCGCGTCCACCATGTGGCAGACACGGCTCGGGTCATCGCCTCGACGGAACATGGACAGCGCGTCGGTCACACGCTCCATGGAGCGCTGCGCGCTCGCCGAGGTGTTCTCGTTGGCGGCAAAGGTGACCGGACCCAGTTCGTACAGCTTCACCCGCTCGATGTGGCGGATCGGCCAGCCATACTCGTCCTGGTCTTCCTCGTCCTCCGACCACGCCTCGGTACGGAAGCCGAAGCTCGCGGTGTTCACCGCTTCGTCGCGCAGCAGCACGAGGGCGTCGTCACCGTAGCTGGTCTTGGACACCTTGGCGCGGTAGGCCAGACCCGTCGAGTCCTCGGAAAGATCCAGCAACGTGCCCAATGGCCACTCGCTCTTGTGCTGCCACAGGAAGCGAATCAGCTTCTTCGGCATCCGCTCTGCGATCGAATCAGCGAAGGCTCCGCTTCGGAAGTCCGTGCCGTAGGAGTCGACCTCGCCGAAGACCGCAGCGTGGCCCTCTACGATGCGGTTGTCCGCATCCGTGACTCGCGCTTCCATCGGCGCGGAGCGGATCTGGTATGTGTTCGGCGAGTGCAGCATGGTGCTATTAGCTTCGTACACAGATCTCAGTGCGCGGTCAAGCGGTTTATTCTTTCCAACCGGGCCTCGAAGTCCCCGAAATCGAAGCCGTTCAGCCCGCGGTTCTGTCCGGTTGTCGGAAGATTGTCGCCCCCGCTGGCCTTGCCCTTGGCTGGGTTGGTGTTGTCGACCTGGCTCGTATCCTGCCCGAGCAGTTCCGAAGGCATCATGTTTCCAGGCAGGTAGCCCTTGTCGCCGCCCTCGATACTCGGCAGCCCGAGTTGCAAGCGACGATTGAGCACGTTGGCAGGGTAGCCCATCTGCCATAGACGCCAAGCGATCTCGGAGCGGTCCTTGTACATCGCCTGCATGGCGGGCACAAAGCGGAGGTCGAAGTCCAGACGGACCTCCGAGCCGAACTTGGGCGCCAGGACTCGGTTGAACGAGTCTCGGATGTCGATCAGGAACGGGATGACGCCCTCTTCCCAGAAGACTCTTCGTGAGCCTTCGAGGTTGGCGAGCGTGGGCTGATCGTAGATTCCGTTCATCGGAGGCGGAACACCGAGGACCGAGCAGATCTCTTCGCGATTGAGCTTGCGGCTGTTGAGATAGTCTAGGTCGATGGAGGTCCTCGCAAGGTCCTTCCATTCGAGATCAGCACCCAGGACGAGCGGCTTTCTGGCATTGACCGGGCCGGCGTACTCTTCCGCCACCCTCTCCAGAAGCTCTTCGTACTGATCATCGGTCAGATAGGTCTTGGAAACCCAAGCGCCGAAGGGCGCGTTACCGTTCTGGGTCGCGTTGTAGTTCCACTTCGCCTGCGCGACGTCCGTATCAACCGCACGACCCGCGGCTTGCAACGGCGGCAGCCCCCAATAGGGGTCGGCTGGGTTGGCCACCTGCATGTGGATGATGCGGTCGACAGGCTCCTTGCGAACCGGCGTGCCGTTCTCGTCGAAGAAGGCGTAGTTCGTGATGAACTTGCCCGCCGTTCCCTTGATCGGAGTACAAGCATCCGGACTTACCGCCCACAGCTCCCGCGGCTTGCCCGCTAGCTCGTTGACCGGCACGATGGCGTTGCCGGCGAGCAGCAGATGCATCGTGACCCGCTCCAGCAGGTCTTGCCGGCTCCAGAACGGGTTGGGGTTGTTGATCAGATCAGAGATCGGGTGCTTGCCGACGATCTCTCGCTCTTCGCCGTCGCCCTTGACTGCGACCCAGGGCACCGAGGCTACAGCTTTAGCCATCCTGTGGACGCAGGCAAAGACCGAGGACGAGATCTTCATACCGTCCTGGACCGCGTTCTCCGTGGTCCAGTCCGTCCAGCGCTGCGACGAGCCGTCGTACTGCTGGGCGTAGTAGTTGGAGATCAGTTGAGAGAGCTTGACCCCGGTTAGCTTCGCTGCACGGACCTGTTGGGGGTCCATCATCGCTTCGAGATCTTGAAGCGACTGCGCGCGCAGGGCTGGCGGCGGGTCCGCTGGCAGAGACACCGTGCGACCGAAGCGAAGTCGGTCGACGAGATTGCGGACCCGCCCCATGCTACGCGATCTTACCGAGATCCTCGACCATGACCTTCACGGTGGTCGAGCTGCCGGCGTAGATCTCCAGCAGATCGGTAGGGCCGATGTTGATCTCGAAGCTCACCGCGGCGCCGGCCGGGATGACGAAAGGCGTGGTGGCGTCGATGGTGGCGTTGGTCAGGTACGCATCGACCGAGCCGCCGAGGCAGCGGATGCGCACGAGCCTCCGGGTGCCGGTGGCGACGCGCGGAAGAGTGATCGCGCCAGCCGCCGTGTTGGCAGTGACCGACTGAAGAGTGGGAAGAGCAGCCATGGGTTTCTCCTAGGGGTCCAGTGTGGGTGCTAGTAGGTGCTAGTAGGGGCTAGGCGGCGACCGCGAGGTAGGCGCCATCGGTGATGGCGCAGTAGCGAACCGTGATCTGGAGATTGACCGCGGTGGCACCCGTGCCCTGAAGATCGACCGAGATCGTCTCACCTGCTTGGAGTTCCAGACACGGAGTGATCCCACCGTCGGGCACGACGTGCTCGCCGTCTGCGTCGATGTTGGCCTTGGCGGCGGCGGTCGCGTCCATGATCTCCGTGATCCCGACAGTAACCGCGGCGCTGGTGAGGTCCGCCGTGGTCGTGCCGTTGGAGCGCAACACGACGCCGCTGAAGTCGACCAGCACGGCCCCGCCGGTTGCGGTGAAGCAGGTAGTGGCTCCCGCATTGGCCGCTTCGTCGATGTTGCGCGTCGCGATCTGCGTCTTGCCAGCCAGTCGGCGAACCGCGTTGGACGGCGTCTCGATCTTGTCGACCTCGGTCTGCACCGCAGCGATGTCCGCCGGCAGCGAAGTTCCGGTGTCAGCCAGGATTGCCGCCGTGCTCGACGTGACGTCAGGAGAATCGTCCTTGTATCCGATGCCGTTCATTTCGGTCCTCAGAGTAGAGTAGCATAGACGCGGCAAGCCGCGTTGGAGGCTGAGTAGAGCGCGAGCGCGCTGTCACCGTCGCAGGGGAAGTCGTAGGTCCGCGTGTCGCCAGCGGGGATCGCCCAGGGGGTGACGTTGCTGGCGCCAACATTGGTGATGTGGACCACCGTCGAGCCGCCATTGAACACGGTCACGCGGATGGTGCCGAACGTCCGGCGAGCCCCTGCGGGGAACTCGGGCATCGTGATAGCCGCCGCCGTGGTGGCAGCAGTGACCGCTTCGGATGCTGGAACGCTCATCGGATCGGCTATCCTATCGAGACCGGGTTCGGTGCTGAAACCGTGTTTCGCTTACGGGCTCGGCTGAATTG